GTTCGACGTTAGAGAATGGCTCAATGAGGTTGTCGCCTATTCGGGTCTTGACGAATACCTTCAACCTACTGGAGTTATTCGTCGGTTTCAGAAGATAGAGCGAGTGCGCCGCAATGGCCGAGGCCGGGGCAAGACCGTCGAAGCTATCGCCGCGGAGATAGACAGGTTGAACAACTTAAAACAAGAATAGAATGAAATTCACGACCCCGTGCTTTGTCCGCGTCGAGGATGCGGAGAAGCGAAAAGAACTGATTGGGTGGCTTTTTAGCATTGGATATGCGTTATGCGAGCATTTGATAGGCATGGATGGCGAAACCCCAGTAGTGGTAGCCGCATTCGGTAAGATTAATTTATGGGTGAGAATCCATTGCAAATCCGAAACATGTTTTGACTGCGGCGAAAACATCGATCTGTTCAAGGCGCTGGCGGCGATGAACGATGAGAACGATTTGAACCAATGGTATGTCTGTGACGTTCCGTATTGGTGCGATCTTAGACAGGGAGATTGGGTGATCAAACGTGACACGATGGACCATACGACATTTTTTCCGAGTGTTTTTCACAAGGCCACGGTCGAGGAGATCATCGAACATTTTAAGGAGAAATGGCTATACAGAAAATCATGTTTAACGACCGCTACGGCTTGACGCAGGCGGTGATCGAGGGCCGAAAGACCATGACGAGACGGCTGGTTCCATGGGATTTCACAGAGCAATGGATGGAGTTTGTTTCTGATGCTCCGAGCGTGGGCGGTGTGTATGTCCATGAAAGCGAAAAAGATTTTTACGAAAGGGAAGCGCCCCGCTACACGGTCGGTGAGATCGTTGCCGTGGCGCAAAATTACAGTTCATTCTACAATATTTTAGACAATACGAGGCCAATTCCAGAAGGTGCTGGATGGGACAATAAAATGTTTGTCAGAGCAGATTTGATGCCTCACCGAATCCGCATCACCGGAATCAAGTGCGAGCGGTTGCAGGATATTCAGGATGCCGATTGCCTGAAGGAGGGCGTCAGGTATATTCCCAAAATCAACAAGTTTTATTTCGAGGATGTGCGCCGGGAAGAAGGGTTTTATTTTGACAATCATCGTGAGGCTTTCGCCGCGCTGATCGACAAGGTTTCCGGCCGGGGAACGTGGGCATCGAATCCGTGGGTCGTGGTGTACGAATTCGAACTTGTAAAATAGCAATGAGATGGCTTACTATATTACAGAACCTTTAGCTGGCAGCGACGATGTAGTTGTGTCGGTTTATAAGAATACGGGAGAATATGTCGGGAATATCATTTACGACAGGTATAAATGGAGGATGTTGTCCGATGATGACAGAGATAACGTTATTCGAAGGTGTTTCGGCGATAAGAAGCGGAGTTTTTGAAATAGCGAGATTCTCGCAAAATCTCGAAAAAACTGTAAATATCTTTAAACACTTTAAAGAACTTGAAACATGGAAACGATTGAGGAAAGAGCACGAGAATACGCGAACCAATACCGACGAGATGTGCATGACTTGAAAGGAGAACGAGCCGATGCGGCCTTTGCGGCGTATTGTCAGGGGGCTGAAGATGAGCGTGAAGAGCTGATCCGTTGGCATGACCCGAAAGAGGAGTTGCCGCCTATTGAAAAGGTTGTGTTAGTAAAACTCAACTTCGGAAGAGGTTATGCGTTAGCAGACCGGGGTGACGAGGGGTGGTGGTACGCCGATTCCGAAGAATGGGAAATATCGGATGAGCAAGTCATCGGCTGGCGCGAGATTCACGAATAGAGCTATGGATATTCTAACTCCACATGACGGCCTCACGAACGAGAAGATTTGCAAGGCGCAGATCGAAGCCGTCGAGAAGAAACAGAACGAATACAAACTGATCGGTCGTTTGACGAAGGTCCCCGGTCACACCCTTTACAAGTTCAATGCGACTACGCGGGAGGCTTCGAAAGCGACCGTGGAGATGCGTTCGGGGTATTTCTATGATACGGAGAAAGGTCCGAAGATGCAAATCAAACACCGATTCAACGTGAAGGTTGAAAAGGACTGCTACTACGAACAGGCGTTGAACATGAAGAACTTCATCAAACGCCTGCGCCGCCAGGGAATCATCGGGGCGGACGAGTGTGTGAAAATTACAAAAGAATGAAAAACATGCTTGACTTGAAATTGCACGTAACCCTGCACAGATGCAGCAAAGCGGTCATATACCGACATAGAGGACAATCCGTAGCCGTGTTCAAGAACGTAGAGGTAGACCCGCGTAAACGACGGAAAGGCTATGGAAATGAACTATTGACCACGCTGGAGAATATTGCTCGCGTGTTAGGCTGTGATTCATGCGTTTTATGGACCGATAGGTCAGCATGGATGCACGATTGGTATAAACGCCGGGGGTATGAAGATTATGCCGATTATGATGACCCGGCTTTTGTGTGGATGTGGAAACCGCTATGAGAAACTTAAAACTGAATAGATCATGAAAGCTTTCGATTTGGAGGCCGCCAAGCGAGGAGCGGCGGTGTGCACGAGGGGCGGGCTTCCCGTTGAATTTTCACACATCACAAATAGTGCCTACCTGCCTGTTAGGGTGCTTGTTTATGGCGACCCTAAAAAACTGTATTCCGAAATTGGTGCTTATCTTGAAAACGGACAAATGTACCCTGATATTGCAAGTGAGGACGACCTGATGATGCGCGACGATGACTATCTGGAGAAGCTGGAGCGGGGAGAGTATGACCATATTGCTGGCGCCCGCAAAATGGTCGGGACAGCTATTAAGCAAAACTTAAATACTGACCGCGAGTACTGGCGGCGGGTGTATGCCGGGCAGGCGATGCAAAGCGAAATATCCGGATGTTTGGCAGCCGGCAATGGTTTCGATGGCGACAAGGCTATTCCGGGAATCATTGCGAAAAGCTCCGTCATGATTGCCGACGCTCTGATTGAAGAACTGGAGAAAGATGAAAAAGTACTGTAAGTGCGGCGAGTGTGCTTTTCTGAAGAATGAAGGCATAGACGGCTACGGGCAATGTATCATTACCCGGAATATACAGCATTGCGGGGAAATGTGCAGTTTTCAGGACGACAAGCCGGACGAGGTTCAGGCTGTCCGCATCCTGCATCATTTTCAGAAATGGCGGCGGGGCGGCCGGGGAAAACAGCCGAACCCCACGATTATCGGAGATGCCATAGACCGGGCGATACGGACGTTGAGGCGGGAAACCAAAGATGTACCTAAATTTTGAACGGTAAAAGATATGAATTGCCGGAAAATGAAGATCTGATTTTGTGGAAATAAAAAAGAGGCAATCCCGAAAGATCACCCCTGAACCCATTACAAAGGTAGTGATTAATTCGGATAAATACAATGCCTCAAAAAAAATCTTGTAGAACTGCGGCGAATATCGCTTTGGTTCGCCCAGAAAATAAAATCAAAATATGTGTCCGTGTGACACCGTACGTCTACCAACACTTGGAGGAGGTTGCCCGAGTTAATGGTGTGAACGTGTCGGTTGTTGCACGGGCTTTTTTGCAACGAGGCGTTGAAGATGCCGTGAATTATTATGAGGATGAGAAACAGATGTAGAGGACGCTTTTTGCCGGAGGTAGCACTCGTCATAGCCCGTAATTACGATTTGCTATTGCGCTTATGCAAGGTTTCCGCGGCCTGTGGCCGTGGTTCGGTGGAGGGTATGGATATTTTCCATGATACGATTTTGATGGTTACGCACGATCTTCGGTGCCTGAATTTCCGTTCGGATTCCGATTTCATCGAGTATTTCCAATATCGCTACCGCATGGTGCTCTACCAAACATGCGCAGATGAAAAACAATATAAGCCCTTATTTTATGCCCACGATCTTAAAACCACGGAAAACCAAGAATAATAGCAGTCGTTACGATGCGGAGCGTCGCAAGATCTATAATAGTCGTCGTTGGCAGCATTTGCGCAACATCAAATTCATGAACGATCCGCTCTGCGAGGTATGCGCCGGAAAGGGACTTGCGATTCCTGCGGAGGATGTCCACCACATTGTTTCGTTCATGTCTACGGATGACCCCCAGTTGCGCCTATGGCTTGCTTACGATTATTCCAATTTGATGTCCGTCTGCAAAAAGTGTCATCAGAATATCCACAACGGCAATTTAGAAAAATGAAAATATGGGAAATGTAAGATTTAAGATTCCGGGATCGATCCAGCATGACGAAACGAAACGTTTTATCCGCGATCTGGTTCGCAAATTAAATGACGAGAATAAGATCGGCGTGGCTGATATTCCGAACCTGCATCGTTTGGCTACCAGTTTTGACCAGTATCTCACTGCTATAAATTGGTTGTCTGATCATTCGATGATTACCATAAATAAGAAAGGAGAGGATGTTAAGCATCCGTATGTGAATATCGCCCGTGAGGCGTGGGCGCAATACCTCGATGTTGCCAAACAATATGGATTGACAATCAAGAGCAAGGCACAGATAGATTCGCATAAGTCGAACGATGGTGTCCCGGACACTCCGCTTGATGAGTATATCCGGGAAAAGCGTACTCGTGGTTAAGGTACCGGGATACATACTATACGCGCAGCGTGTGTTGAACGGAGATATCGTTGCTGGCAAGTGGGTAAAACTCGCCTGCGAGCGTTTTTTTGCCTTTATGGAAGATGATCGGTATGAATTCCGCGAAAAAAAAGTTCAGGATGTTATCCGCTTCATTCATATGCTCCGGCATTATACCGGGCGTCATGCCGGCAAGCCCTTTGTGCTCGAATTGTGGCAGGAGTTCGCCGTTGCGAACATTTACGGCTTTTATCGCAAGGAGGACGGAAGCCGTCTGGTGAAATCCGTGTACATGGAGATGGCCCGAAAGCAGGGGAAATCTGCACTTGCGGCGGCTCTGTGTCTCAATAGTCTGATCGGGGAGGAGGAAATGAATGCCGAGGTCTATCTTGCGGCTAACAGTAAGGATCAAGCGAAGATCAGCTTCGGTATGTGCTCGAATTTCGTAAAGAGCATCGATCCTATCGGTAAATACTTGAAACCCTATCGGGATAGGGTTAATTTTGATAAGATGCTGTCAACGTTGCGGGTCTTGGCCGCTGATGACAGCAAACTCGATGGTTTCAACGCTTCAATGTATCTGCTCGATGAGTATCACGCGGCTAAAAATACCAAGCTGAAAGATGTGTTGCAGTCCTCGCAGGGTATGCGAGACGATCCCCTCGGCGTTATCATAACGACGGCCGGTTTCGACAAGCTGGGTCCGTGCTATCAATACCGAACGATGTGCACGGAGGTTTTGAGCGGTTTGAAGCCGGACGATTCTCTCTTTGCGCTGATCTATGCGCTGGATGAGGGAGACGATTGGAAAGACGAAAACATGTGGATCAAGAGCAATCCGAATCTGGGAGTCACTGTGAAACCTGCGTATATCCGCGAGCAAGTGCAGAAAGCTGTGAACTCTCCGTCTGAAGAGGTAGGTATCAAAACCAAGAATATCAATATGTGGTGCGATGCCGATACGGTATGGATTCCGGAGCATTATATCCTTTCCGCTTCGCAAAATTTGAATGTCGATGATTTCCGTGGCAGAGATTGCTTCGCGGGCGTCGACTTGTCGGCCACGAGTGACCTGACGGCACTTGCGTATATGATTCCCACCGATGAGTTCATGTATTTCTTCGTGAAATATTATCTTCCGGAAGCGGCCCTTCAAGAGAAACGCTTCAAAGAGCGTTATAGCGAATGGCGCCGTATGGGGTGCCTTACCGTGACGCCGGGAAATGTTACGGATTACGACTATATTCTGAATGATTTGATGCAGCTTCGTGAGTGGTTCTACCTCCAAAAGGTGGGCTATGACGATTGGAATGCCACGCAGTTTGTTATCAATGCTACGGAGAAGGGAATGCCTATGGAGCCGGTCAGTCAAAGTATCGGTAATTTCAACCGCCCGACCAAAGAACTCGAACGCCTCATACTGTCGTATCGGGCTAAATTCGATAACAACATCATCACGCGCCATTGTTTTCGCAACGTTGTTATGGCCCGCGACCGGAACGGGAACACCAAACCATCGAAACAATATGAAGAAAAAAAGATCGACGGTGTAATCGCGTCTCTGATGGCTCTCTCGGCCTATTTATCTACGCCGAGATACGGTCAGCTCTATTGATTTTGCGTTTGTCGGACAAAATGTCGGACAAATTTTTGGTTTATAGTAAAGAGCATGCGATGAATCTGTTCGGCTATAAACTTTCTATTGATTTCCGCAAGGCATCCAAGCAGGAGGTGTCCGGGATTCCCGCATACACGGGAGGTTATCCGGGATTCCTGCAAAGCAACAGCCTGCCGATGCTTCTCTCTACTGTCTATCGGTGCGTGGATCTCATCTCCGGCAGCGTTGCCGTGCTCCCGCTTGAAACTTACCTGCTGGACGAGGAGGGATTCAAGAGTAAATATAAGTCGCATCCGGCCTACTATATCTTGAATTCGGAGCCGAACGAGAATATGACCCGCTACACGTTCATCAAGACGCTGATGGCTTCTGTTCTGCTCCAAGGTAACGGATATGCTTATATTGAACGCAACTCGAAATTGGAGGTCACGCAGCTGATCTTCATTCCGTCGCAGTTAGTGTCTATCGTCTGGATCATGGACGGCCGCGGGATCAAGCGGAAACGTTATCAAATTTCCGGGTTCAAAAATCTTGTGGAGCCGAAGGACATGATCCATGTTCTGAATTTCAGTTACGACGGCATTACGGGCGTTTCTACGCTTACACACGCCCGGCAGACCCTCGGCATCGCTACGGCGAGTGAGGAGCACGCGGTTAACTTTCTGCATAGTCGTGCGAGCGCCGCCGGGGTTCTCAAAGTGGAGGCCGGCCGACTCACTAAAGAGCAAAAGGATGATATCTACGCCACGTGGGATCGGCGCATGAATCAAAATTCCGGAAGCAGCAATATAACGATATTGGAGGCTAACATGTCATATCAGCCGATTACTATCAGCCCGAAGGATTCCCAGCTGCTTGAGTCGCGTCAGTTCAATGTTGTAGACATTTGTCGTTTCTTCTCTGTTTCACCTGTCAAAGCGTTCGATTTGAGTAAATCGAGCTATTCCACGGTGGAAGCTACGCAGTTGGATTATCTGACCGATACGGCATTGTCTGTCATCACGAAAATCGAACAGGAGATCAATCGCAAAGTCTTTTTGCCTTCGGAGCGAGACAGTGTCATTGCCGAGTTCTCCACTTCTGCGATTCTGCGTACCGATAAAGCTGCACAAGCTGCCTATCTGAAAGATATGTTCTATATCGGCGCGATCACTCCGAATGAAGTACGCCGGGAGAATAACCTGTCTCGTTTGGACAATGGAGATCGGGCATTCGTGCAGGTGAATGTCCAAACGCTTGATGCGGCCGTGACGAAGCCCGTGGACGCTCCTGCGTCGGACCCGAATACAATAAACGATAAAAATCAAGAATAATGGAAAGAGAAGTCAGGAATATCCAGAGTGAAGTGCGCTTCGCCCCTGAGGAGGGTATGGTCGAGGGTTATGCCATGCTCTTCAATACGCAGTCTGACGGGCTGCCGTTCTACGAAACTATCGAAGCAGGGGCTTTGGATGGGGTTTTGGAGCGCAGCGACGTGTTTGCCCTGCTGAATCATTCGATCGAGCGCGGAGTCCTCGCACGGTCGAATAGGGGTAAGGGCAGTTTGGAACTTACGGTCGATGACCGAGGATTGAAATATCGCTTCAAGCGGCCGGACACGGCAATCGGGCATGAACTCGAAGAGAATCTCCGGCGCGGTGAGATCGATAAGAGTTCCTTTGCCTTTACCGTTGAGCAGGATAAGTGGGAGCGGCGCGATGACGGCATCTGGAGCCGCCGCATCCTCAAAATCGCAGAGATATTCGACGTGTCGCCCGTATATCGTGCGGCTTACTCTGCGACTTCCGTTTCCATGCGCGGCAAGGAGGAGGCCGAGAAAGAGCTGGAGGAGCAGGAGCGTCGCAATCTCGAAGAGTATTATGCCAAAACAGAACAACTTTTTAACATCTAATACATTATGGCAAAAGAAAAGAGTATCACCGAACTGCGCGACGAGAAAAAAGGCCTCGCAACGCAGGCGCAGGGCATCATCGACGGTGCCCGCAACGAGAAGCGTCAGTTTACTGACGCGGAGAATACACAGCTGGGGGAGATTCAGGTCCGTATGGCTGAAATCAACCTTGAAATCGAAACTCGAGAGTCGGAGAACCGCGGCAAGGGGCAGCCGCATACCCCGGAAGAGAGGTTCTCATTCCGTCGGGCCCTCGTCAATCAGCTGAATCATCAACCCCAGCACGACGCCGAGGCGCGCATGATCGACGAGGCTGCGCGCGCACATGCTCCGTATATGGCCAGCAACTCCGACGGCGGAAACCTCATTCTCCCGATGAATACCCGTGCTGCGCTTACCGCAACTGCGGAGGCTGCAACGGGTGTCGTGATCGACGAGGATCAGATGGAGATGCTGCTTCCGCTGGAGCCGAACCTGGTTCTGACACGCGCCGGAGCACGTATCATGAACGGACTGCGGGGCAATATCTACTGGCCCAATGTCAGCGCCGCGACAGTATCCTGGGAAGGAGAGAACGACGAGGCCAAAGACGGCGCCCCTACGATTTCCAAGGGTACGGTATTCTCTCCCAAGCGCCTTACGTCTATCGTCGAGATCAGCCGTCAGTTGCTGGTGCAGGAGAATGCGAGTGTCGAGGCCTTGGTCCGTCGTCTGCTGGCCACGGCCATCGCTCAGAAGCTGGAAAAGACAGCTTTCAGCAAGGCCGCACACGACGACAAGACTCCCGATGGTCTGTTCCAGAAGGCGCCCGAGATCAAAGGTTCGATGACATGGGCTCAGATCGTAGAGATGGAGACCAAGTGCGACACGAACAATGCACTGTTCGGGAATCTGGCCTACCTTCTCAACCCGAAACTCATCGGTCTTGCGAAGACCAAGGTCAAGGATGCTTCGGGCGCCGGGGGCTTCATCTTCACCGGGAACGGGGACGGCACGCTGAACGGTTACCGTGCGCTTCGCAGCAACAACATACCCTCTGATCTTCAGGAGTCCGCGGATGAGTATGGCGCCATCTTCGGCAACTGGGCGGATTTCTTCATCGGCCAGTGGGGCGCGATGGACTTCATCACAGACCCGTATACGAAAGCCGGGCAGGCGATGGTGCGCATCATCGTGAACTCGTACTGGAATCTGGGTAAGGTCCGTGACGATTCGTTCGTTACCGCATCCTTCAAATAGAAGCAATGACATGGCTCTGTCCGGAACACCAACGCCCAAATGCCTGACTTTGGCTGAAGCCAAGAGGCATTTGAATATCGAGGATGACTTCACTGACGACGATCAGTATATCGAAAGCCTGATCGATGTCGCGCAGGAAGTTGTGTCTCAAGATATTTGTGTGCCTCTGGGGGAGTTGATCGGGAAGGCCGGGGGACTCCCGGCCCCCCTTCGGCAGGCCATGTTGCTCATGATCGGAAACTATTACGCCAGCCGCGAGAGCGTGGCTTTCGGTGTTCTGGTCCAAGACACCAAGGCTTATAGGCATCTTATCGCGCTTTACAGGAACTATTCGAGATGAGAGCAGGATTGTTACGTGAGATCGTCGTGTTCAAGGAACCACGTATGGTTCAGACTGCTACGGGAGCTGTTAGCAAAGAGTATGTTGCAGTGCATAGGTGCCGGGCTTATAAAAAACGGTTTTCCAATGTAACCGACAAGGATAAGGTAGATGCCAAAGAGGAGTTCTATGGGCATTTCGGGGTCTTGCAGGTTCGTTACAGTCCGAAGATCAACGATCGTCAGATCGTGGAGTTCCAGGGTGTGGATTACAAGATCATTTTGCTCGACCGCAATATCACGGATAACACCTATCTGGTTAACGTAAACAAGATGAACGAATGATTGTCGTAGATGTACAAACGCGCCAGGCCGCCGAGTATTTGGTAAGCAACCTGGATTCCTTTGATCAGCAAAAGGCAATCAAGGAGGGGCTGCTGCGTGCCGCGAAGGTTTTTTCGCGCCGGGGACGCAGCAATCTGCGGTCGCGTCTGATGGGAACGAGCAAGAAAGGCAACCTGCTCCGGGCTTTCGGTGTGGTGTACCGCAAGCAGTATGTTATGTCGCTGGCTGGATATACGGGGCGCGGTCGTCATGCCCATCTGGTAGACTTGGGAACGCGTCGTCGCAGGACCAAATCCGGAAAAAATCGAGGTGTCATGCCCGCCAACTACTTTTGGAGCGATGCCCGCCAGAGCGAGGAACGCTCGGCGATGCAGGAGATCCTGCATGGCATCGAGCTCGCAATACAACGTATTCAAAGCCGAATGTAATGGGACGCGCGGACAAGAAATTTACGATAATCACCGAGGTCGTCAAAATACTTCGGAGTTCCGAAGATTTGGCTGCGATGATCGGCACCAAGATCTTTCCCATCATCGCACCGGAGGGTACCCCGGGAGATTTCGTCTCTTATCAGCGAGATGGAATGGATCTCGAATGGTCCAAGATGGGGCCGTCTTTGCAGCGTTCCTATTTCTATATCAACGTTGTAAGCGACGATTACGACCGGAGTCTCAAAATCGCCGATATAATTTATGACGCATTGGATGGAGAATGGCAGAATCCCGATATGTGCATCCGTTTGACGGATTATGCCGAGGATTATATCGACAAGAAATATTTACAGGTACTTCAATTTTCAATTCAATAAACTATGGCAGAAAAAAAGTATGATTCATCGAAGGACATGATCACGGGCGATAAGCTCATGCTCTTTGTTCAGACAGAGGCGGCCGGAGTGGAAGGCACTCCCCCCGCGAAGATTCTTCCCATCGCGTTCGGTACGTCGTGCGGCATCGAGATCAGTACCGATACGATCGACACCAGCAGCAAGATGTCCGGGAACTGGAAAGAGTTTCTTGTCGGTCAGCTCGGATACACGGTGTCGAGCGAATCTCTCCTCTCGCTCAAAACGGGCCATTGCTCGTTCAACACATTGAAGCGGTTGATGAAAGAGCGTATGCCCATCCCGTTCGTCATGGCAAAGACCGCAGAATCCGAAGGTGATTTTCCGCAGGGCGATAGCCTTGTCAAGGGAGAGGCGATTATCACGGCGTTGAGCATGACCGCTGACAACGGTTCGATCTGTACTTCAAGTATTACACTCCAGGGCACCGGCGAATTGGCTGACGGTACACTCGTGGAGTAGCAATTTTGCAGTTAGGGCGGGCGGCTTCCGCCGTCCCCCCCCCCCTTTTTTTTAACGTATGGACATCAAAACCAGACTTGACATCGAGGCCATCGTTCGATGGGAGCAAATGACCGGGCGCAGTTTTCTCCGCATGGATTTTTCCGATGAAAACGATATGCGTAGATTGCTGTATTGCGCGACCGTGACATGTGCCGCCGAACCGTTCACGTTCGATGTATTCGAACAGACGCTTCAAAGCGAAAAGATCGTTGCGGCAGAGGTTCGTTCTCTGACGGCTTACAGTGCTTTTACAGCGCAGTTTTCCCGCAAATCGGATTTCGGAAGCAAGTCTGATGTTGATATGACACAAAATGTCACGATAGGCTCTATCGCCGCGAAACTGATTGTAGCTGCGGGCATGGATGCCCATTTCGTGATGCACGAAATGTTTGTCGAGGATCTTCCCATGTATATCGAGGCTTTGAATGACAAGCTTCGTCACGAAGAAGAATCCCGAAGACTGTGGACGTTTTACGCGGTTCTTCCCCATGTTGACAGCAAGAAACTCAAAAATCCTCAAAAGCTCCATGTTTTTCCGTGGGAGGCCGAGGAGGCGGCCCGTAAAGCCCGGGAGGAACTCACACGTAGCGAGCAGGAGTTTTACCGGTTTATGAATGGTGAACTGATAGACATGAATGCGATTCAATGGCATAAAAAATCCTTATCATGAGCAGTAGTAAACTTTCCTTTTCGATTGCGGTAAAGTTATTGACGGACAACTTTAAAAAAGGCTCTGCCTCCGTCAAGAGCTATCTGCGCTCCATGCAGATGCAGTTCATGTCATTTGCCGCAGCAGTGGGCGGAGGAGCCATCGGGCTGTCGAATTTCGTATCGAAGATGATCGAGACGGCGAAGGAGACCTCGCGCGTCAATATCGCCCTGAAAAATGTTTCCAAATCGACCGGGGAATATGCGGACCACCAGAAGTTCATCATCGGACTGTCGAAGAAATACGGCGTGCAGGTGAACTCCCTGACAAGTGGGTTTGCCAAGTTCAAGGCCGCGGCTGATATTTCGAACATGGCGCTCTCCGATCAGTATAAAATCTTCGAGTCCGTTTCGCGCGCTGCGGTGGCTTTCGGTTTGAGTGCCGAAGATCAGAGGGGCGTATTCCTGGCCTTGTCGCAGATGATGAGCAAAGGAAAAATCCAAGCCGAGGAGTTGCGTCTTCAAATGGCCGAGCGTCTCCCGGTGGCGATTCAAGCTATGGCGAAAGCGGCCGGCGCCTCTGTCGAGGAGATGGACAAGCTGATGAAGAAAGGCAAACTCTATTCTTCGGATGTTCTGCCGCGATTTGCCGAGGCTCTCGACGAGATGATTCCCAATATCGACACCGACAACCTCATGACGTCGCTCAACAGATTGAGTAATGCCTTCGTCGAGTTGACTAAGAATTTGGGCATTGGGGAGAAATTCAAGTCTATTGTCGACACCGTCACGCGGCTGTTGGGTACTTTGTCTAACAACGCCAAGACGATAGTTTCAGGGCTGGGGCATCTTCTGACGATAGGACTTGCCAATGTCGCATATCGGATAGGCAAGTCTATGACCGGCAGCTACGACCAATTCGTCGCCGCGTCGGTCAAGGCTATGGAGACGCTGAACACCCGCCACGAGGCAGTCGTCCGGGCGCAGGAAGCCGTGGATCGCGCCCAAACGGACCTGTACATAGCGCAGCAGAACGAGCAACTCGTGGCGGTGGTGGGTACCGAAGCCCAAAAGCGGCGGGCCCGGAACGCTACTGCGAACGCCGAAAAAGCCCTCGGGGCCAAAACTACGGCCCTTGTCAAGGCGCAGGAGGCCGAGAAAGCAGCCGCGGCAAAGGTTACGGCGGAGACGCAGAAAGCCGCGGCCGCGAGTGGCGCGACGGGGTGGACAAAGATGTGCAATGTTGTTTCTTTCAGTTTCGCACGGCTCGGGGCGGCGATGAAAGCGGCATTCAGCGCGACGATTTGGACGGCGGCAATCACTGCCGTAATGGAACTTGTCCGGTGGCTCGTCAAAGCGGTTACGGAAACAAACCGCATTAAGAATATCGTCTCTGACATGGAGAGAAAACTGGCGGAGAAAGTTGACAATACTCAAATACAGAATCTCGTCGAGTATCAGCGGATTTTGAACGACCCTTCTCAAGGCGACACAAAGAGATTAGGGGCACTCAAAGAAATCAATGCCATCCTTGGCGAGAACTATGATATTGCGAAGCTCGACTCGAAGCTCCAAGACGAGATCAACAAAAAGATTGAAGCCCGCAAGCGCTTGCTTGCAGCGCAAGATCGGTACAACAACGCCCAGGCAGCAGCTAATGATTCCCGGGAGCAGTTGCGTAAACTGGAAGATAGCGAAGCGTATAAGGAGGCGTTTAAGAGAGCCTACGAGGATACTTATCGGGATGGCATGACGGCCCACCAGTATGTCGTGAATGCGGAGATGGGGCGGGCTAAGAAAGAACCATATGCTAATCTTTACAGGAGGAGGGCATTGGATGAACTGAATGCCGATCCGCTCCGTGAGGCCGAGAACCTGCGCACCGCGATAGCCAAGGCGGATAAGGTCATATCTGCTTTGGCCGAGGAAATTGCGGAATTGGGAGGTTCCAAGGCATCAACCGCCCCTCCGTTGTTTGGCGATGAAAGCGGAAAGAAGGGCAAGAAAACGGAGCTGGAGAAGCAGCAGGAGAAATATACCGAGTCGTTGAGGGCCTTGCAGAAGAAGCTCGATGCCAACATTATCACGCAAGACGAATACGACGAAGCCCTGCGGGATTTGATCGAGAAGTCCTACATCGACGCTTATTCCTCCGGAGACAAGGGTGTGTTGGAGAGCGAATACTACAAAGCTCTTGAAAACTCTTTCAAAAAACTTCCCCGTGGTGAAGCCTATAAAGCGGCGCGCCAGCGAATAGATATTCTGAAAGAGTACAGCGATTCCGTCAAGCGCCGCCAGGCGGAGCTCGAAGCGGGAGCTATCACCGAAAAGGAATACCGGGAAGCGTTGTTCGACCTTACGCGCGAGGCCCGTAAGAATCTGGCGTCGAATATGGCCGGAGCCGATGATTTCGAGCAGGCCTATTTCAGAGGATTAGGCGACTTGACCCGAGGGATGGCTCCGAAACCGGAGTTGAAAGCGCGTGATGCTTCCCGCGACTACAAGAAAACGGATATCGACATCTTGGAGGAATCGCTGTCTGTCGCCGAGCAAAACCGGGATATATTCCGCCGTTTGGCCGAGGAGACAGGAGGGATGTTCTCCGAAGAACTTTCGGCTGCGATGTCCAATGTCAAGACTCTTGAAGAAGCGTTGAAAATAGCCGAGGCCAAGAAGGCAGTTGAGGAACTTACAAAGGAGCTCCGCACGGGTGCCTATAACGGTGTGAAAAGCATTGTCGGAAGTGTGGACAGCATTGCTTCGGCGTTCGAGCGGGTAGGCGATGTCTTGTCCGATGGGGATGCATCGGCCTGGGAACGTATCATGGCGGTTTGGGAGGCTATGACAAGTATCTCGGATGCTTTTATTCAGACTATTGAGATTATCGAACGGTTGACGAAGGTCAAGGAGATGCTGGCCAAAGCGGAGCTTGCCGAAGCTGCCGTGTCGGATACCGTAACGGAGAAGAAAGTTGCCAATGCTGCGATAGGTATGGCCGCAGATGCCGCCGAAACGGAATCTACGGTAGTGAATGCCGGGACCAAGGTTGCAGCTAAAACGGCCGAAGGAGCGGCTTCCGCCGGAGCAAGCGCTGCGAGCCTGCCGTTCCCATGGAACATCGTGGCTATCGGGTCTGCCATTGCCGCCGCTCTTGCGGCGTTCGCTATGATTCCCCGCTTTGAAAACGGCGGTATCGTAGGTGGAAACTCCTCGAAAGGAGACAAGATTCTCGCGCGTCTGAATTCCGGAGAGATGGTGCTCAACAAAGACCAGCAGGGCACGCTGTACGGACTTCTGAACAATCGGGGCCGTTCGGTAGAGGTCTCGGGGGAATTCAAGGTCCGGGGGCGTGATTTGGTTGCCGCAATCGACAACAACAACAAATTCAAAAAAAGGGTCAAATAGATGAAATACCTGCGTTACTATTCCGGCTTTTACAGTCGCGACAATATTCCGTATCGCATCGAGATATGGCAGGACGCCGAGGCGGCTTTCGATCCGGAGCGCATTACGCTTGCAGCTGACCCGGTAGAGATAGAATGGGCGGAGGTTGACAAGCTGGAACCCGTGCATAGCAGTTCCGCGACATTGAATATGGTTTCTCTGTCGGACCGTTGTTTCGCCGATCTTTATACTGTGGCCCCCGGAACGATACGGCTGGATATTCTGCGCAATGGAGCGTTGTATTGGTCTGGAACGCTCGATACGGAGCTTTTCGAGGAGCCGTACTCATACAAGGACCGCTACATTACGACCGTGACGTTTTCCGATTTCGCTGTTTTGGATCGCATGGATTGGCAGGATCGGGGAGTTAAAACCATGTCGGAGGTTTTGGAAACATGCCTTGCCGCTGCCGGGTTCAACAGAGGTGTTCTTGAAAAACGGGTTTCCACGGGGTTGGCCGAAGGTTACACAGGAGACCTTTTCGATGATTGTTCGCTCATGTGCGATAATTTCTTCGATGAAGACGATGAGCCGTCCAGCATCCGTGAAGTATTGGATGAAATGCTACGGCCTTTTGCGTTGAGGCTTAAACAGAAAAACGGCAAGCTGCTCCTTTACGACATTAACGGGATTTACGATACCGCATCTACGGCCGTGCAATGGCGGGGCACGGATGCCGAGATGGGGGTGGAACCGGTGTACAATAAGGTTACAATTACTTTTTCTCCGTATGCTTCCGCTACGTTGTTCGATGGGACGCTTGCCCCCGATGATATACTTACCGATCAGGCGGATGTCGCCGGGGAGGAAATGGTGTATACCGATCGCACTCTCAATACGGAAGGATTTCGTTTTACATACGGCGCATCCGGAACGCGACGGCTCGGAAAGCTGGAGTTGACAGATGCCGGAGGCCGCCCTTTCCGTATTGATCCGGAGTATAGCGGCAGTAATGCCGCCGGGGTGATGTGGGGGTACAGGACCGGCACCGATTGGCACGGGTCGAGGCCGCAGAATCCAGTTGAAGGTGATTATGGCACGTATCCTACTATGGATACATGTCATAAGATGATAACCTTGCCCAAAGTTCGGGTTTTGAGCAACCATGACGCGAATGGACGTCGGTATAGGATGCGGGTTACATTGAGCGTGCTTTTCGATGTTCGCTACAATCCCTTTGAGCCTGCCTCCAGGAAGAACGAGGAAGGCAATTGGGATGATTTTGCCAATTGGGTAAATTATGGTTATATCCCTGTCCGTATTTTGTTGTACGACGATGCGGGTAAGGCCCGATATTATTACGATAACCATATGGTTCGGTGGAATGAGGATCCTACCTATGGTGGCACGTGGAAAATGATGGTGGAATCCACCCAAGAGGATATTCAAATTTCGTGGTTAAGCTTTTATGATTTGAGTAACAGGGAAAGCAACACGGGCTTCGGCGGGTGGCAGGAGAACAAACGGGCGCTCGGATATTATAGCGGGAAACTCACGGATTCATACATAAAGGCACCCACCGGAGAACTTCTACCCTCGCTGCCGATATCGGGGTACATCGAGGTTATGATCTATTCCGGCGTGTGGCGTCGTGACAATAACGACAATTATCCTTTCCCTCACAAGGTGTGGACCATATCCCGATGGCTCCTGTACAAAGATCCCAAGATCGAGATTGTGAAAGATAACGGCCGGGACATCGAAGAGGAGGATATCGAAGTTTCCGCTTGGATCAACAGGCAGGCAAAAGAAGGGTTGGATATTTCGACGATCATAGGCACCTCGCAGGTGCTTGTACCTTCGGGGCGGGGTTATATTCTGAAAACGTCGGATTTATCCATACTCCAAACATTTCACCGGGCCTCTGTAACGGATAGTCTCGAACGTCTGTTAGCCGGTACCGTGTATTCGAATTATGCCCGAAGGATGTCTACACTCAACGGTACCGTGGCGTTGATTCCCTCCGCGGAGGTTTTGTCCGATGTTTCATCGGACAATGCGAAATACATGTTATTGAGCGAGGTGCAGAATCTTGCTGCGGAAACCAGTGAAATCAAGATGGCGGAGATAGCTCCGGATTCATACGAAGGAATAGAATATGAAAAATAAATTCAATGTCATAGAGCGGTTCGTCACGGCTACACCTCGCAGTAAGAGACTGGCAGGAAGTGTTACAAATGGCGGTGTTGTCATTTCAGGATCGGACGGTGCCGGAAACAGCGCTGTGGACCCTAATTCACACACGCATGCCAATTATGAACTTTTAGAAAAACTTTCCGAACAGGACGGGTATTTGACACTCAAAGCAGAGAATACATCGGACGATCCGGATGCTCCGCCGTATCTATATGATAAGGTCAAAGCCGGATATTCCGATGATGCCGGTCATGCTGATGATTCCGATCTTTGGACCCAACATGCGTTTGACGACTACTTGGACCAGCCGTTGCGCAAGACCGATGAGGCGCAATTCAAGGCGGTGGTAGGCAGCTTTCGCACCCCGGATTTTGCAGGCGGCATGACGGGGACTGGAGGCCGGATAACCGCCGATGGAATCGGTGAACTCGAAGATCTTTTGGTTCGGCGAAGCCTTACGGTTCCGGAACTGAACTATAACCGGGTTGAAATATCGGTCGGCGATGATTGGAGTGCTCCTGGGGGCGGTACTGTCAAGGATGTAGATACTGCGCAGCAGTTGGTGACGCTCAAACTGGAAGATGGTGAGCGCGGTGCCGTGGCGGTCGGTGATATCTGTATGGGTATTTTTCACAGCGCAACACTGTCGGACAATGCTGTTGAGGATTCAGATGACAGCCTCGGCAACAGGACTTTTGCGGGATTTGCAACGGTTTATTTCCGTATCACGGAGGTGTTTGGGGATCATAACGAGCTTTTTAAATACGAATTGAGGCCTACCGTGCAAATCCAACCTATGGCTTCTATGAGGTTCGTAGCCTATGGGTCCTTTACGGACGCCTCGCGCCGTACATCCCGGTACTCGACACGCACCTACCAGCGTTATCTGCGTGGTGTTTCCGATTGGGAGTTCACAGCGGATAACATCGCTGCCCAGTTCGGCGATCTGTCGAACCTGTCCGTTTTCGGGCTCTCCATGTCAGGATATTCCGCATACCTGAACAATATCTATATGTCGGGAGTAATTCAGCAATTTACGCCTGAAGGAGAAGAAGTGCCTACAATTATTGATCGAGGCATCTGGAACTCCGCTTCAATATACAATAAAAATGACGATGTATATTGGAACAACGCCCGATGGCGCTGCATCCAGGACGGAACTACTTCCGAACCGTCAGAATCAGCAGTAGGATGGGTATTGTTGGAACAGGCTATAGTCGGTCCTGATGGGTCCTCGGCTATCCCTGTATATCGGTTGTCTCCCGATGAACCCGCAACGCCTACAGGAACCTCGTTACCTCCCGAAGGGTGGACGCTCGATGTACCCGCCGCCTCTGATACCGAAGCTGTATGGATGTCTATTGCTTCCGTTAAAGACAATGCTGTATTTGCATGGACCAGACCGAGCCGAATTAGCGGCAAAGACGGCGCGCCCGGATTACAAGGGTGTATTGTACGTATTACCGAATGGTCTGCGGGCGTGGAATATCGCAATGATGTTCAGCTTAATACAAGCGATTTACGGTATATTGATATAGTCACAGTAAATAACAATGGCAATCAGATCAAGTACCAGTGCACCGCAACGCATACATCATCAGAGGTTAACAAACCGGGGCTTGCTGGATCGGTAGCCTTCTGGCAGCAGTTAAACGATATGGTTCCAATCTATACCCCACTGCTGTTAGCCGATAATGCAGTCATTAACTTCTTGCAGGGTATGCAACTGCTTGTTCACAACAAAGCAGGCAATATCGTCGCAGGAATGGTAGGTAAATCCATCCCTTTATTTGTGGGGTCAAGCGATCCTGCAACCTCGCCTTTCCGCGTCAACGAAGACGGGGCATTGACAGCTACAAAAGCTACTGTTGCTGGTGAAATCAACGCTGAAAGCGGCGTTATTGGCCCTTTTAAAATCGGCGTTGATTCCGATCAAGATTCGTTAATAGCGGAAGGTACAGGCAAAATCGTATTGGGTAGCAGTATAGCCTATTTAAACCGGGGGGCTGTTTCAAGTGATATACACCGGCATTTCGATGTAAGCATGTTATATGGCCCAGTTGCTACACTTCGATCGATAAACAATACTGCCGGAACGGATAATGCTTACAATATGGGGTTAAATATATCAGTGTTTGGAAAATACATGAAGAGGCCAGCCGTCGATAATATTCCATCGGGGAACCACGCCATATATGTAGGATCGGGTGATTTTTGTGGATTTAGGCCATATAGTAGATATTTCGACCCTGGAGCACACCAATTAGAAAGATATGACACGATTGTTCTGGCGGGTAGCGAAAACGGTAATATAACTTTTTATTTACCAAGTAATCCGGAGCCCAATCATTTAATCATTATCCGCAAATTATCTGACAAAAATACTGTATATGTCAGTGGAAACGGCAAACAGATAGTATGGAACGACTCTAATGCTTGGGTAAATAATAAAAGTTTTACAGGCAGACGGGCTGTATCGATCCTATACAGTGGAGATCTCGGCGTATGGGTACAATGGATTTCAAGTAATTAATAGAATATTATGCAATCAATTCGTGTAGGTAAAGACATTGAGGTTCGTTGGCCGATATTGACCAACGGGCAGGAGATCGCTCTCGAAGGGCGCGATCTGACCCTTTTTGCCCGCCTGCCCACGTGGGCCGAAGTGCGCGTTAATTTCACGGCAGAAGATAATGTTGCGATATTCATTATCCCAGGGGTCGAACAGGAGTCGACCGGTACATACAGCTTCACGATGTGGGAAAACTACGGCAAAGACGGACAAACGATGGTGGATTGCTGCGATGCTTTCCGACTCGTAGACGCTACATGTATGGAAGGCGACGTAAAAGGGTTGAATATGGGAACTGTTGAATTACCCTCTTCGAATATCGTTCTCGGGGTCCCGGGTCCTCGGGGTTATTCAGCGTACGAGATTTACAAACAATATCATCCTGAATCGGACATAACCGAGGAGGAGTACGCGCGAAATCCGGTAGATGCGGCAGATGGGGCCTTCGTTGCAATCGACAGAATTGAGAAAAAAGAGAAACAGATAGATGCCGCTGAACAACAACGCGAACAAGAGGAACAAATACGATATACATCCGAAAATACTCGTGTGGAAAACGAAACGCTTCGGATAAATGCGGAAGAGCAGCGGGAGCGTAATGAACAGGTCCGCATCGCTGATGAGCGACGTCGGATTAACAACGAGCAATCGCGAGAGTCTGCGGAAAAGATTCGCGAAGAAACCGTAGCAACTGCAACCCAAAAAGCCGACACCGCGTCCGCCAACGCCGACCAGCAGGCCGCGCGTGCGAAATCTCTGGCCGACCACCCTCCGAAGATCGTGGATGTCGGGGGGCTCAAATACTGGGCTTTTTGGGACGATGCGACCAAAGGCTACGTAACCTCGGAATACCGGGCGGACGACGGCACTATCGTGCAGCAGGTCGATGGTTCTGCCGTTTCGCTGGATGTCAGGGGCGGGACGATGTACGTCTGCGGAGAACTGACCTCGCTGAATATTGCGAGCGTCGAGAACTCGACGAAGCCGTCAATCATCCGCTTCGCGTCGGGAGCGACCAAGACGCAGTTCTCCTATCCGGAGGACTTCAAGATCACCGGATGGACGCAACCCGAGGAGAATAAGAGTTACACCATCTGCATCCTGTTCGGTGCGGGCAACATGACCTACGATGAATAGTCTGCTCTATTACTACAACAACGTGCAGAAGATGGCCGCCTACCGGCAGGCCAAGAGAATGCAGCGCGGGGTGAAGTTGGGGTACGGAGAGAATCCATCAGTGAGTTCATCTACAAAGTTTACTATGCCCCCTGTAACTATTGGATTATCTGACTACTCGATAGAATATTTTGGTAATTCTATTGGCTCTATCGGCAGTAATCCCGCATATATGAAGACATCAGTAGGTGTAAGAGAATCTGGAGGAATACTTGCATGGGGATATGAAGATGGTAGTAACGGCGTGAACATCATACGATTTGGTAATACATCAGATGGTGCATCTAATCAAGTATACCCGTATGTTAAGTTTGACAATGATGATCCTTTTCATTTGGTCATAACAAGGCAGGGGAATGAGATCAAGATTTATGTAAACAACGAACTGGCGATCACTTGGGATACACGTGAGGTGCTTGATATGGGTGATATGGATCTGATTTTTGCCAACTCCTCGGACGTGGGCTTCGTCCGGGTGTGGAATATGTGCCTATCCGCTGACGACGTTACCGCGCATTACAACAACGGCGACCCGATGGGGTACGTCGTGCCGAAGGCGATGCGGGAGCTATTATCGGTAAATCTAATTGGTAGTAATTCTTTTACATGGGACGGATCTGATTCGCCTTATTACTATAATATAACCGGGAATCCTATAACCATCGGAAAATATTATAAAATCAATGTGACTGTTTCAGACTATCAATCCGGATCTCCGCGTATTTTCGCAGGTATATCATATCCTATCCCTGCCCAAAATGGCACGTTTGATATTGTAGTTTATAACGAACGATATGTAAATAATTTCCCAATTTACGGTGGTAGTGGCGGTGATCCAAATAGACATTTAACTATTACCGTCAACAGCATCACCTCTGTCGGCCTCCTTGCCGAATACCTGCCGCAGAATCTGATGGAGTCGAGAAAAGGACCGGCGGTGGAACCGAAAGCAAAAATCTATGAATTTAACATAGGTGATGAATATTATAAATCGGTTCTTACTCAAGCAAAATATCCTTATGATTGTATATATCGCGTAGACTATGTGGTTGATGAGTGGGATTACCAACCTAAACCAATAGGATCAGTAGGATTTTTGGGCCTTACCGGGGCAACTATTTTAACTCCGGATGGCCAAGATTGGAGTACGCTTGAAAAAGCTAAAGTAGGTGAATCTCGTACTCTTCTTGTTAAAATGCCAGGATCCGGAACTCCTGCCCTTTATATATATGGAGGTAATGACGATGAGACAGCAACGGCACGTCATCTCAAAGTAACGATCAAGGGGATCACTCCGGTGTCTGTCCCGATCTCCTGGCTCGACAGCGCGAAGCAACTCCCCTTATCCGACGAGTACATGGAGCCTCTGTTTCAGTCCATCGGCGGATACGACATGGCGGCCAACGGTGCGCCGGAGATCCTCTACAACGAATAACAAACAGCAATCGCTATGCAATACGCCAAACTTGAAAACGGATATTTGATCCCGGCCCCCGGCGAGGTGCGGCAGGGCGGGATGGTCATCATGAACCCCGGGCTGGAGATCCTCGGCCCGATGGGGTACAAACCCGTGGAATATACGGAGCGCCCGGAGATCACGACCCCGGGCAACGATCTCCGCGAGGTCTACACCGAAGAGGCGGACCGCATCCGGGTCGGCTGGGAAGAATACACGCCCGAACCGGAGCCGCAGCCCGATCCCGAACAGTTGCGGGAAATGGCCTACCGGGCCGAAGCGGATCAATATCTGATGGCCTACGAAGGCTATCTGGCCGAGGGCAAGATACTCGAAGCCGACGAGCAGAAGGCCCTATACCTGGCCAAAAAGGCCGAGATCAGGGAGCGATTCCCGGATAAGTAACCTGTCGGCCTAACTCTCAAAATACCGCAAATATATGAAAAGACTTATCAATAAACTCGTCGGATGGCTCAACGCCATCGCTAAAGACAAATACCAACACTTCGCAGTCGGGGCGGTCATCGCCTCCGCGGCGTTGATCGTGGCCGTGCCGTTGGGCGCCTGGTGGCGGTGGCAGCCTTTGCTGGTGTCGATGATCGCCGTCTTGACGGCCGCCGTTGTCAAGGAGCGCAAGATCGACCCGAAAGCCGACATGCAGGACATTCTATGGACGCTCGCAGGAGGAGTCGTAGGATGGGTGGTGTTCATCGTGTTTACCCTAACTGCGAGATAAGATGGACTGGACTACGATCATCATTTCCTTGGGCGGGGCGTTGTTGACTGGCGGCGGAGCCTTGTCTTTGCTTTACTATAAAGAAAATCGTCGGGCCAAGCAGATCGACAACGAAAAATCCGTCGTCGAAGAGTGGCGCGGGATCGCCGAGGAGCGGAAGGCCCGCTGCGACGAACTCAAGGAATCACTCGACCGGAAGGATGCGAAGATCGACGCCCTGTACAAGGAGAATTCCGAGCTGCGCAAACGAAACGACAAACTATCCTCTGCGAATACTGCGCTGTCGAATCTCAAATGCAAAGTCCTGGGATGCGACAAGCGCCAGCCACCGTTCGGCAAGAATGAAAACTATGAATCGTGAATTAAGAGGACTTTAATAAAAAGAATAAGAATATGACACCGCGAGGATTAAGAAACAACAACCCGCTGAATATCGAAAAGACGAAGGGCGGCAACCCCTGGCAGGGCGAGATCGTGCCGTCGAAGGACAGTCGTTTCGCGCAGTTCACGACAATGGCCTACGGGTATCGGGCTGCATTCAAACTGCTGAACAATTACCAGCGCAACTATGGGCTGGACACCATCCGGAAGATGATCGGCCGCTGGGCGCCCAGTAACGAGAACCACACGGACGCCTACGTCCGCACCGTGGCCGAGAGATCGGGTGTACCCGCCGACAGCCGAATCACCGCGACCAACCGGGATGTGATGGTTCCCGTAGTTGCGGCAATGTCGTTCGTGGAAAATGGCGTGGAAGCCAAAATGTCCGACGTACAGTCAGGATGGGATTTATTCATCAAGGGATGAAACCTCTGATTTCGTACCTGCTCGCCGCGCTTGTCGCCGGGGCGATGCTCTTCGGATGGGGATACCGCCGGGGAGCGGCCTCGGTGACCGTGCGCGACAGCGTATCGGTCCAGCTCAAACCCATGCCGCCTGTCACGGTCACCATCCGGGAGCCGTGGCCTGTGGCCGTGCATGAACCGGCAGACACGGTGTGGCAGACAATCCCGGCCGATACCGGGGCGATCATTGCCGACTACCTCCGGACGCGGGATTATCATTTCGACTTTTCGTCCGATTCTACCGGACAGTTCATTGTCGATGCTTCGGTAAGCCGTAACCGATTAATGGAGATAACGCCGACCATTGTCCCGATAATCAGGGAGGTCGAGCGGGTGCGGACCATTACCCAACCTTCTACAAAACGCAGCAGATTCGCCGTGACGGCCGGGGTAGGCGTTGGATACACGCCCCAAGGTTTTCAGCCTATGGCCGGAGTGCAGGTCGGGATCGTACTGTGGAATTTTTAGAATTTTAATACGGTTAGCTTTATTTGAAGACGAAAAAGATGCGTATTTATTTGGCTATGAATCGCTGTTAAGTAATCGCCATCTCGGGGGCGGGCGCAAAAAATGCCCCCGCCTTCACCCACGTCTCTCTTACCTTCCGTGGGTGATAAAGGTGCCACAACACCAAGGCAGGGGCAATAAGCCTCTCCGGGTGTTGTGGCACCAGTTGTTTGTAAGAGAGACTACAAAACTATAAAAAACATCGGATATGTGCAAATCGGAAATTTTTAACAAGGTGTTAGACGCGGTATCTTCACAGACGGAGATCACCCGGGAACAGATTCTGTCTTCCTGCAAAAGCGTGGAAGTTGTAGATGCACGATGTATCTTGTTCCATTTATTGCAAGAGCAGGGCTTGTATCCAGGACAGATTGCGGCGCAGGCACGGAAAACTCCGGCGGCCATACGCTATCTTCAGTCGCATTTCGAAGACCGGATAAAAGCGAATAAAATGGTGAAAATATATTTGCAAAATATAAGAAAGCACATCGAAAGCAATTAATGGGGATTGAGCCGATAAGCGATGATATTTGTGCTGTAGTTTAATCACTACCTCAATCGCCGAAGAGGTAAGAGGCGGATTATTGCACAACAAAGTTATGGATTCCAACTTAACGACCGCCGATTTTTTGGCACTGGAGAATCGAGGATTTGGCCGTAGCTACGACAACTACGGCTGCCGCCGTCACGGGGCCGCCACGACGGGTATCGGTCTCGCGGCCGGCCTGGGCGGAGGCGCCCTGCTGCTGGCTCTTGCCGGCCTTTGGGGCGTAAACCAGGCGTCGAAGGCCCGTCAGAAAGCAGCCGAGGCCGCAGCCGCCGGCAACAAGAGCTCTATCGACATCCTCGCGTCGCACGCTCTTGTCGAGCGTCAGTCGCGTGAAACATGGCAGAACAACCATGCACCCACGATCAGCCAGTATGTCGATGTACGGGCGGGTGCCGGAGCGGGTGCCGGAGCCAATGCGCTGGCAACCGCAGAGGCGTTGTCGATACTCGCCAACGGCGGTCGAAACGGTCAGGTGTGCCCGCAGCCTGTGGCGCTGTATCAGCCGGCGATGCCGTGCTCGTGCAACACGTGCGGCAACTAAACCGTGCCGGGGAGGCGGGGCCGCACAATCTCCGCCTCCCCTTATTTTTTTATCGACCTTTTAAAATATGACTGATATGTTTGGCAAGCCGCAGATTGACCTTACACAGATACGGGCGACATCGAAATTATCACTGAAAATGTCGTGCTTGACGGCATGCGGGAACGATGTGGACAAAGCGGAGAAGTTATACAAGTTCATCGCCGAGGACCTTTCAAGCCTCCCTGATGTCGATCCCGCAAAAGCTTCCGTAGTAGAGCAGATAAAAACAGGGGCCAATGATTTATTCGGATGGATAGGCGAGCATAAAGGCGATATTATAGAAGGGTGGAATTTCTTTCAAATGATCCGTGGCGGAGCGCCGCTTCCGTCGATTTCGGCGCCCCCTGTCGATATTCCACCGATCCCTGATAACAAATAACGATAGCGATGAAACCGTATAAGATCGAATTTTACATATATGCCGATTCTGAAGAGGAGATACGAGAGGCAGAACGTGCTGCGCATGCTTTTGTATCCTCCAATTATCAGCAAGGGATAATAGTTTCAGCTCGGAAGATTACGGATGCGCTCAATAGATTCAAAGATAACTTTTTCGTTAAAACATTTTTACGATGAACGAACTTTACAAGCTTCTTCAAAATGTACAAGAGATTGTCAAAGCCAACAATATGTTCTTGCAATCTTTCGAGCAGCGTATAGCTGCGATGGAACAAAGGATCGTTGCCATGGAGAAAAACATGGTTCTCGAAATACCTGAATCCGAGCCTTACACTCCCGGCGCGGAAGAAAATCAGATGTAGTAGGGGGTAAAACAAAAAAACTTCATTTTATGAGTTGCAACAAGATTCCCGCGGCAGTTATCACTCCCGTCCTTGCGGCCGGGGCTGTTTCATCGCCGTATTTCGTGGCGGTGAACATTTCGCAGCGGTTGTGTACTCCGACCTGTGCCGGAAGCACCCCTGTGTTCGATCCGAAATTTTCATTGAAATCCGTGGCGCAGGTAGGTACGGATCAGTACATGGCGACGATTCACGTTGAGGGTATCATCGCCTACGTTCCGTGTAACGGGGGATGTAACTGTACCAAGCAGCAGCCGCTTTCGCAGGACTTCACGATCCCGATTCAGGCACCTTCCGTACCGACGGTAACTATCGAAGCCGGCACGGCGGCGAATGCGGTAGCGGCGGTCCCGTGCCAATTCTGTTCGCGGACTTTTGTCTCGGAAACGCCACTGGCAATTACGGTAGCAACATCAACCCCTGCGTGATGATTACCGGGATAGCCATAGCAACAGTCTCCATGGTCGTGATCGTTGTGGCGCATCATATGGGGTTCATCGAGAAGGCATATGCCGTCTGCGGCGGTATTGCCGAATGTCCGATGTGTTGTACGATGTGGGGCACACTCGCTGTGCTGTTACTTTCCGGTTGTGATTTCATGGAGGCTGTTGCGCTATCCTTTATCGTCGCATATTTATCTAATTGGTTCGGATTGCTATTTGCGTGGCTTTCGATAAAATACGATACGATATGGCAAAGAGTAAACCTATGCCCCCGAAGCAGGAACAGGAGCAAAACACCCCGGTCAGGGCGAAAACAGTCCGACCGAGAATAACGAGAACGATTTACAAACCGATACCTCGCTTTAATAGCGGGTGTCACAACTGCTGAAACGATGGAAGAGATGCAAAGCAGATTCGAAGAACTGGTGGCGAAGATCACCGCGTCGAAAGATCCCGACAAAATGAGAATACTCATGTATGCCGACGCATGGGGATTCAAACAGATGGCGGCCATGCAGCCTAAAATGGCGCAGAAGTGGCTCGATAAGATCGAAGCGTCGGAATGGCATAACTATCTTTCGCCCGAAGAAGCCGAACTGGTTGTTTCCGGATTTGTCAACCAGAACGGAACGAAAGGTCCCAAGTGGCCGATGCCGCAATTCGAGGCGGCCGTAACGGCTTTTGGCGGTCAAATGCAGGATGCGCCGTATTACAATAAATACGCGCTGTGGGTGACAGCAAACATGATCTACTCCGATCATGCCAAATCGCTTTCTGAAGTTGTATCCGAAGCCGACATGCCGAAAGTCGTCTACAAGATGGCCGTGGAGAAGCTGAAAGACCCGGATCGGACGCGGTTCGTCAGACCTTATTTCGGGCTGTAATGCGCTCCCATTTCGTTTTATGGCGGCGGTGCTTTTGCATCGCCGTTTTTTGAAATCGTTTTATTTCAAGATCGTTTTTTCTCCAAGAATTTTTAAGGCGTTTTATTTCAAAAGCGTTTTTTCGGAATCGTTTTTCTTCGGACAAAATTTCGAAACCGTTTTTTCTTTGTCGTTTTTCAAAAGCGTTTTTTGAGGGTCGAAATTTTGAAATCGTTTTTTTGATAGTCTGAAAGTGTTCTATTGGTTTGAATTATTCCGGGAAGAAATACCGATAAAGCGGATCAAATTGTCCGTTTGGTTTGAATTAATCAATCCTGTCAGTTGTCGGTTAGGTGTTGAGGCGATTCTGCGACGCAATATTTGGTGTTCGGATTTGTAGAATTCCGAATAAAGTCGTATCTTGCGCATACCGTGTAAATACGGTGTTATTCATAACATCATCCCCGGTCTCCTATGAAGGACTGCCGGGGGTTTTCTTTGATTTGGCTGCGAATGTTGAGGCAAACGAGCTTGCGGTCATCTCGGATGCGAAAGCCGGCGTAATGCGACGGAAATGTCCAAATCAGCCCAAACTTCCGCGAATGTAGATACGTCTCTGTGAATGTTGCTGCGAATCTGCGCAGCTTTGCGAATTCCAGAGGCTGCTAATCCCTGCGAATGTATACTGGCTGAAGAAACTTTGCGAATCTGCGCAGCTTTGCAAATCTGGCTGCGAATATCTTTGCGAATGTGCGCCCGGCTGCGAATGTTTATGAATGTTCGCTACTTTGCAAATGTCGTAAATTTTACAAATATTTGCGACAAAAAAAGTGTCCGCCGGCCGCCTCGTGGAGATGTTTTTTTGAAAAAATATTTGCAAAAATCAAAAATGATGAATATATTTGCATATCGAAAAACTAATAAGGCTATGGACACGAAAACAAACATTTACAAAGATCAAGCGGTGTTTACCGTCACACGATGGGACGGCAACGGCGACGTGTTGACGATTTACGAAGGCGAGAACGAGACAGACGCGCGCGACCTCTATAAAAAAGAGGTTGCGGGCGCCGGAACCCCTGTAGATATAGCCGGATGGACGGAAAACGATCAGGCATTTAAAAGGATGTATCATTTTGAAATTGCGCGCGTTGAATTTGACGAAGACGGCGACATTGCAAACGAAAACGTGTTAGAACATTCTGATTTTTTCGAAAATTTCGAATACTGAAGGGGTAAAAGAGGCGGCCGGCGTATAGGTGCAGGCCGCCCGCGCGCAAAATATCCCCGGAAAACTGTTGTATTTAGACTCGACGAAGTTTTATACAATCGTTTAGGAAAGTTCGCAAAATCCCGCGGCGTTACCCGTACGGCCGTAATAACCGAATTTATTAAAACATTGCCCGAATTATGAAGCCCGCAGCGCGCGGGCTTTTTTTGTCCGCTCTTGTGCCC